TGTAAAAGAAGAATAACATGAGAATTGACAATCCAATAGGTAGTAACGCCGCACTGACAGGATCCTTTAGTGGGTCTTTCATTGGAAACGGATCCGGCTTAACTAACGTAGCAGCTACTAGCGTAGAGTATGCTAACGTATTAAATAAACCAACCCTATTATCAGGGTCTGTACAAATTGCATCTGAAATATCAGGTTCATTTACTGCAGTATCAGCATCATTTGCTACTAGATTTGACAATCTAGGAAGCGGTTTTGCAACTGATAGTGAATTAAGCTCTGTTTCATCTTCTTTAGCAAGTAGTATTACAGATATATACAATACTTATGCTACAGATACAGAACTAACAAACGTTTCTTCTTCTTTTTCTGTTACTATTACAGATATAAAAAGCGCTTACGCTACAAACGCTCATGTATCAAACATATCTTCTTCTTTCGCTGGCGATATTGTAAACATATATAACACCTACGCTACGGATACCGAATTAGGGATAGTATCTGCTTCTCTAGCTTCAGGTATAACAGGTATTAATAATGCAATAAACGGATTAGACAACACTTACGCTACAGACAGTCAGTTAGCAGCTTTATCTTCTTCGTTAATATCAGTTGACAGTAGCTTAACTAGCAATTTAGCAGCAACCTCTTCTTCTTTATCCCAAGATATACAAGGAGTTAATCAACACCTAAACCAGGTATCAGGTTCTCTTGCAACTAGAATCGATAATATCAATACTACTATTAGTAACTTAGATGGTACATATGCTACTGATGCAGATTTAATATTAGTTTCAAGCTCTTTTGCTTCTACAACTAGTACCAACTTACAAAAAGGAGTAATAAATTCTGGATCATTTGCAACTAGAATTGATAACATCAATAATACACTTAACAACTTAGGAAGTACATACGCTACAGACAGTGAATTAGCAAACGTTTCAAGTTCTTTATCAACTAGAATAGCTGCAGATGAATCTAACTTAACAACTGCAATCGGAGTAAACAATACTCAAAATAGTAGATTAGCTGCTCTTGAAGCTGCTACAGGATCTTATCAAGCAGGGTTAACATTTAATGATACTACCGGACAAGGCGGAATTGATTTTACTAACTCATCTGGTACAATTACTGCAACAGTAGTAGGATTAGGTACAAGTAATGATGTTACTTTTAACAACGGTACATTCAACGGTAATGTTTTTATAGACGGTAACTTAACTGTATCAGGATCCAATACATCGTTAATCGTACAAAACCTAGCAGTAGGTGATGCTTTTATATACCTAAACAGCGGAAGCTCAGTTACTAACCCGGATATGGGTTTTGCAGGTAACTACAATGACGGTACATACGCCCACGCAGGTTTATTTAGAGATGCTTCAGATGCAGGTACATGGAAAGTTTTCCAGGGTTACACACCAGAACCAGATGCAGCTGTATACATAGATACAGCTCATGCTACTTTTAGATTAGCACCTTTTGCTGCATCAAAAATTAATGCAACTTCTATAACAGGATCTTTACAAGGTAATGCTTCAACAGCTTCTACCTGGGCTACAGCTAGAACACTTACTTTAGGAGGAGATTTAACAGGTAACGTTTCTATAGACGGATCTGCAGGTGTAACTTTGACAGCAACAATCGCAGCTAATTCAGTTGCTTTAGGAACTGACACATCAGGCGATTACGTAGCAAGTTTAGTAGCAGGAACAGGAATTAGTTTAGCTAATAACTCAGGAGAAGGAGCTACACCAACAATTACAAACTCTGCTCCTGACCAAACAGTAGTATTAACTGCAGGTTCAAACGTAAGCATTTCAGGAACATATCCTAACTTTACAATTGCATCTACAGATACAAATACAACATATACTGCAGGAACTGGTTTATCATTATCAACTACAACATTTAGCATTGATAGTTCAGTAGTAACTTTATCTGGAACTCAGACATTAACAAATAAAACAATAGGCGGAGGTCAATTAGTAGATGCTTCTGTAACAAATGCTAAATTAGCTAACTCATCATTAACCGTAACAGCAGGAACTGGAATGAGTGGAGGAGGAGCTGTTTCTTTAGGAGGTTCAGTAACTCTAACTAACGCAGGTGTTACCTCAAACGTAGCCGGTACAGGTATTACAGTATCGGGAGGAACTGGAGCAGTAACTATTACAAACTCAGATAGAGGTTCTTCTCAGAATATATTTAAGAACTTTGCAGTAGCAGGTCAATCTACAGTAGCAGCTGATAGTAATGATGATACTTTAACTCTAGCAGCAGGAAGTAATGTAACAATTACAACAAATGCTTCTACAGATACTATTACAATTTCTTCTACTGATACAAATACGACCTATACTGCAGGTGCAGGTTTAACATTATCAAGCACAGAATTTAGTCACTCAGATACTTCATCTGTTACAAACTTAACTACATCTAGTAGACGATATGTAACAGCTTTAACTTTTGATACTTACGGACACGTAACAGGATATGAGACTGGTACAGAAACTGTAACAGATACTAACACAACTTACTCAGTAGGTGACGGAGGTTTAACAGCTGTAAACTTTACAACAACTCGTAGAGATAAATTAGATGGTATTGCAGCAGGAGCTACTAACGTAACAAATAATAACCAAATATCAAACGGTGCAGGATATATTACATCTTCAGGTACTGCAGCTAAGGTAGAAAATACAGTAGGAGGTTCTAGTGCAGTAGATTTAGTATACGGTAACATGGCCGACAATGATCAGTTCCGTATTAGAATAGGAGGTACATCTTCGAATGCAGGCTTTGTTGAAATAGCAACAGCGGATGATGGAACTGAACCAATTTTAGTTAGACAATATACAGGTGTATTCAGTTCTTTAGCCAGAACTGCAAACTTGTTAGACGGATCTGGTAATACAACATTCCCAGGTGATGTTACAGCTTATTCTTCTGATGAAAGATTAAAAGAAAACGTTCAGAATATTCCTAACGCATTAGATAAAGTATTATCTTTAAATGGTGTAACTTTTGATTGGAAACAAGAAGCTTTTGATGCAGGATTTAATCCTAAGATTAAAGAAGGTGATGCAGGGGTATTAGCACAACAAGTACAGGCAGTATTACCACAAGCAGTTAAGCCAGCTCCATTTGACTTAGACACAGACGGAAGTTCAATTTCAGGAAAAGATTACTTAACAGTACAGTACGAAAAATTAGCTCCATTATTTATTGAAGCAATTAAAGAACAACAAGCACAGATTGAATTATTAAAAGCAGAAATAGCAGAATTAAAAAATAAATAATAAGTTTATGGGTTTCGTTTTAAAAGCAGATTTAGAAACAAATATAGGACCTTCAGAAGAAGTGTATGCTAGAATAGAGGGGCTAGGTTATAATAAAGGATCAGCAACAGTTATGTTTCAAGTAACATACTGGATTGATAGAGATGCTGCTTTGAGGGCTAATAGAACTTTTCTAGATGAGCCTTTAAAAAATATGGTGGGTCTTATACATGATAAGGTGGTTCTTTTTTCTGACGATAATAAAGACGGAATAGAGATTGTACTACCTCATTATATAGAACACCAAACAGTAATAGAGAAGGAAGTTGAAATTCCAATTTATGAAAAGAAAATGAATAAAAAAGAAGTACCTTATACAAGTTTTGATGAAGATGGAGAGGAGATTACTCTATACAGAACAGTGAATGTAGAAGAAGAAGTTAAAGTAGGAGTAAAGAAAGAGGTGAAGAAGGTAATAGATAATTCAATACCTGGAAAGTTATTGGAATATTGTTACGAAGTATTAAAACAAGAATTAGGTAAGCAGTTTTCTATAGATAATATTGAAACAGTAAAATAAGATGTCAAGAAGAGCGTACGGTAGTAATGATATAAATTGGGGATCTTTCGATGATTGGTCTAACAACATAAGCTCAGATAGTAACGTATCTTTAGCTTCGTCTCAAGGTGACATGCATCCTGGAAGAACTTCTCCTTTCTCTATAAGTACTATAAGAAGCCAGACAATCTTTAAAGGTAAGGTATGGGCAGGAACAGGAGGTACAGTATCTATGACAGCTCCATATACAGTATCAGCAACCTCTAGTTCATTTGTAGTAAAGAACTTTTTTATTAACGCCTCCAACATTACAATAGTAGCAACAGCAAGTTACCCGTGGACTTTTAATTCCTGGAGAACTGCAGCAGGTGGCGGTGGCTCACAAATTAGTACGTCAGCAACATTTACTTTTGGTAATGACGGTAACGCCGATCATGCTAACTATTATGCTTGGTTTACAACAACGCACTCGAATCCATACTCTTAAAAGTTGGAATTCTGCGTAAAATTTCGTATATTTAACACATAGTTTTATACTAAAGGTTATGAAAGTAATTTGGGTTTTAGAAAATGTACAAGATGATGAGAAGGTATTTGGAAAGCTAAATACACTACTACTCATTGCTTCTGTTAAACTCTGGAAAAAGAATCATCCAGAAACAAATTGTGTATTATACTGTGATGCGTTAACTCACACCTATATTACTCGTTTAGGTATTGGACACCTATGGGATAAAGTAGAACAATTTCAACGCAAAAGAGAATTAAAGAGATCGGTCTTTTGGGCAGCTTCTAAGCTAGAAGTTTTATCTGAACAAAACGAACCGGTTATTCTCATGGATAATGATACACTAATATACAAACCACTTTTACATTTAATAGAACGAGATAAACACTACGTTTGCAATTTTGAAATAGGACAAGGTTACTACCCTACTTCTCTAGACCCTCTAGTAAGCCAGTTGAGCTATAAACCTAGATGGAAAATGGAATCTGTAAATGTATCTTTTCTTTACTTACCAGATCCAGAGTTTACAAAAATGTATGCTAACCTGAGTCTAGATATAATGGAAGAGTTTACCAAAATGGATGCACCACACTCGCAGTATTTAATTTTTGCAGAACAACTATTACTTAGTCATTTACTAGAAAGAGAGAATAAAGAAGTACGAAGCATTATTTCAACATATTGGAATTGCCAGAAATGGGAATGGGATAAAGACCATACAAAAGGGTTGTGGCCTATACATGAATCACAAACACATTTTAAACATTACGGACCTCTAAAGGTATGGATTATACAAGATCAAGGAGGAGAAAGTTATGAGAGGGAAATGAAAGAGTTGGAAAATTGCGTAAAAATGCCTAACTTAGACATGTCTTTTTTAACAGTAAGGTAAATGTCAATAGTAGATTTAAAATACATAAAAGAAAACATAACTACTAATGCTGGAGTACCTTTAGAATACAGATGGACACATGGAGCTACTGAAGAGCATTTAGGAGACGGTTTACTAGTATATAGCATCATACAGATGATGCGAGCAAAAGTATGTGTATGTATAGGAAGTGGAAGCGGATTTATTCCACGTATAATGACACAAGCTAGAATTGATTTGTATAACCAAGGTATTTTTGAAGGAAATGGAGACTATAATTGGGGTGATATTGGTGCTAGTTATCTTGTTGACGCTTGTAATGGCGTTGGGGGCCCTAATGATTTGGATGATGAGAATTCATTCTTCCGCAAGAACTTTTATCCTAGATTTATCAAATCGACTTCTGTCGACGCCTATTATAACTTCTTTGTTAAACAAGATATTCAAATAGACTTTCTTTTTATAGATGGAGATCATTCTTATGAAGGAGTAAGGACAGATTTCGAATTATACTCTAAACTACTTTCAGACAAAGGAATTATTGCTATTCACGACACGGATAAGAATTACGAAAAAGCACTTATCGTTTCAGAAGATGCAAAGAAAGATTACCACTCATTTACAGGACCTTCTAAATTTATAGAAGAGCTAGGACCAGAATGGAAACTATTTAACTTCTTTAATGAAGGTATTCTAAAAAGTAAACCATCCTCTACAGGATTAACACTAGTACAACATGCTTAACTTAGTAACAGTAGTAGGGCGTAATACACATATCCTTCCGCATATGCTAAAACATTATGAAGGTAAGGTAGATAAAATGTATGTAGCTGTTTATAGACAAGATGAGAATGATGGAGTATTAGAAGAGGTCTTAGACTTAGGAATAAAACCTTGTATAATTGCAACAGAAGAAAAATACAACTGGGAAAGAGTAACTGCTTTATACAACTATATAAAAGGAACAAAACCTAACGACTGGTGGATAGTTTCAGATGATGATGAACTACAGGTTTACCCTTATGAAATTTCTGATATAATTAAAGAATGTGAAAAGCATAACTTTGATTTTGTAACAGGAGGTTTTTTAGATAGGATAGGACCTGACGGAATATTTCCGGAAGTAACTAGAGATACTAACATACATTCTGCTTTTCCTTATGCAGGTTTTTTTAGGTACCCAATGTCTAAAGCATGCCCTAATAAGGTGACCCTTATGAAAGGTTATCAAGATATCTGCTCAGGACAGCACTATGCTACCTTTAAAGATGGAACAAATAGTTGGGGGAAAGCACATCCTAAAAGGATGCCAATTGAGGAAGTATTTACTCAGGTACATCACTTTAAATGGGACGCTACTTGCGTAGAAAGGATAAAAGAGGTAGCCGATATTGATAAACCTTATGCGTATTCTGAGGAATATAGAACAATGTATAATGCTATAAGAGTCTTTGACTGGAAAATTGATATCTGTAATCCTGAATTTAAAGTTGAAAAATTGAATAATTTTTCGTATATTGATTATATGGATTATACTAAATGGAATTTATTAAGAGATAAAATTGTTACAATATGAGTAAGATAGTAAAACAAGATGAATTAGACCTAATTGCTTTGGAAGAAAGAAAAGTTAGAGCATTAGAGAAAATTGCAGCATCGATGGATGCATTAACTATTTGGTTTGAAGAAATCGATAAAGATGATTGGAGTCAACGTGTCCAGTTCTATTTAACAGAATTTCATAATTTTGCTAAACCAAAAGATCCAACAATAGATGGATAAACTAGGTATTATAGTACCTTACAGAAATAGACCTCAGCAACTTTTTGAATTCAAATTAAAAATTTCTGACTACCTTTTATCAAGTAATATTAAATACGAATTAATTATCGTAGAACAAGATGACGATAAAAGTTTTAATAGAGGAAAGTTATTAAATATAGGATTTCAAAAAGCTAAAAGACTGGAGTGTACCTACGTGTGTTTTCATGACGTAGATATGCATCCGATAAAAGTAGATTATAGCCCAGTAGACAAACCAACTCAATTAGCTAATAGATTCGTATACGAAGAAGGAGTTCAAAGATCTGTATCAGATGATTACTTTGGAGGCGTAACTTTATTTCCTGTATCCCAATTTGAAGATATTAACGGATATTCAAATGAATACTGGGGCTGGGGATTTGAGGATAACGACTTACTTGCTAGATGTAGAGAAAAAGGAATACCTCTTGCTACTAGGTTTTATAGACAAAATGGAGTTAATGGAATAGGATTAGATTTTAATGGAGAATCTTCTTTTGTTAGATTACCAAATGTCTGCAATTTCAGAAAACCTCTAACCATCTACACTACCTTTAAGCCTTACAGAGTTAAGCCAAACCCGGTAGAAATTGCCGATGAATTAGCAGTATATTCAATACCGGGACAAGACCTAAACCTATCTTACAATTCTTTCAATACTTACAAGTTTGAAACTTTTGATAAGAATGCAGAACCACATTCTATACATTCAAAAAACTTACCACCGTTAATTAGTAAGAGTATAGTAACGATAAACCCTAAGACTAAAAAAATAGACTTTTATCTCAATGGTGAGAAGATTGGTACAAAAGGGATAAAAGATACGTTACATCCTTATTGGGAGCAAAAGTATATGTACCTAGGAGTAGGTGATCCTTTACGAGATAGAATGCAGAAATACTTTTACGGGTATATAACAGAGTTTGCAGTATTCAGTAGAGAGTTAAGTGCAGAAGAAATCAAAAGCCTTAATAATAATTCTAGATATAGCTTAACACAAGAATTCGATAGATATAGTCCTGGGAATGAACTCGAAGTTTATTACGATGGACGTCATACTATAGGAAATACTTTAGTAGACTTAAGTAGAAATAATAAAGACGGTCAAATGATTAACTGCGGGTTAGTTGAAACATACCAACCACAGGAGTACACTCAGTTAGTACCTACAAGACGCTACAGCACCTTTAATGTATTAAAACATAAAGAGAATGGATATAAAGACGGATACTGGGTTAACTGGGCAAGCCGGGAAAACCAATTAAGGTATTTTGAAAAAATTAAAGAAGGAATAACTCTTGAAAACGATGGTCTTAGTAGTTTACGGTACTTAGTAAAAAACCTTTCAAGTGATAAAAAAAAGCATTATCATCATATAGTAGTTACGTTATGACAAAGCATAAATTAGGCGTTTGCGTTCCTTATCGAAATAGAGAAATACACTTACATGAGTTTATACCTAAAGTAGGAAAGTACTTAAAAGAACAGGGTATAGATTTTCAGATGTATTTTTGTCATCAAGTAGATGATAAGTTATTCAATAGAGGAGCTACAAAAAATATTGCAGCCAAGCATGCATTTGAAGATGGGTGTGATTATATAGTTTGGCATGATATTGATATGATCCCAGAAGAGGATTGTGATTATTCATATCCAGAAAAAGGACCACGTCATATTGCTACGAAAATTTCACAAATGGATTATCAGCTAAAGTATCATGAATACTTTGGCGGTGCTGTTTTATTTACTAAAGAGCATGTAGAAGCTACAAATGGTTATTCAAATAACTATTGGGATTGGGGGATGGAAGATGATGATTTATTTTGGAGATGTCATGTAGAAGGTCTTACACGTAATACATACTTAGGACCTAGAGAACTTAAACAAAAGTTCTGGAGATTTAACGGAGAAGATTCTTATGTAAAAATACCTTTCCATAGAGAGATGAGAGGGTTGACCGCAGGTAGTCATACAATATCAGTATTAACTAGAGCATTTCAACAACCAGAAAAGAACCCTATCTTCTTACTAGGAGATCACAATAACAGATACGTAGAGTATCCTATATTTAGATTACCGGGTTATGACTACGGAATATCTTTTAATAACTCTAGAGCAATGACTCTTACTTTTTGGAACACTTTTAATAACCACAATTACATGTGGGTTAAGAGATACGACAATCAGTGGAGTTGGGTTACAGCAGTAATTAACGAAAGCACTAGTACAGCTCATTTATACTTAAACGGAACTGAAGTAGACTCAAAAGGTGGATTTGGAAGTCCATCTCCGTTAGAGTGGTTAGGTAAATTAAAAAGCTACGGAAGCGTTGCAGCTTACCTAGGTATGACTCCTTCTTTAGGAGAAGGCAATCCAGTAAAGTACTTCAAAGGAGATATTGCAAAAGTTTTTGCATGGAAGCGAGCATTGACTCCACAAGAAGTTGCAGCTATACATCTTAACTTACCTAAGGGAGATCTCGTTTTAAACTTAGATGCTGATTACCCAAGGAGTACAGCAGAGTATCACCAAGTAGAAGAACGTGAAGAATCCTTCAGAATACCAAACTCAATACTACCTTATAGAGTAGAAGGTAAGTTCAGATGCTTACCACATCCAGACGAAGGAATTGTAGACGGTAAATTTGTAAAAGGAGAAACTACTGCTGCTAACGAAAGACGATACGTACTTCAGATGCAACAGGGTAAAGTTAATTATAAAGAAGACGGAATCAAACAAGTTCAATACACCTTGGTAGAAGAAAAGAAACTAACTCCTTGGGCTAAAATGTTAGATATAACCTTATGAGTTTACAAGAAGTAAAAAATAAATTAGATGGTGTTGGATGTGGCTTCTGTTTAGCTAAATGGACTCAAGTAACTATGCATTTAGGAATGGGAATGACGCATTCATGTCACCACCCTTCCCCTCATAAGATACCTCTAAAAGAAGTTGAAAGAAATCCTTCTGCACTACATAATACTTCTTATAAAAAACAGAAGCGAAAGGAAATGTTAGAAGGAGGAAAACCAGAAGAATGTAATTATTGCTGGAAAGTAGAAGAGAGTTCTAACTCATTTTCCGATAGAGTTTTTAAATCCTCAGAACCTTGGTCGATAGATCAGTTTACAAAAATTAAAGATAGTCACTGGAGAGAAGATTTCAATCCAAGATATGTAGAAGTATCTTTCTCAAATACCTGTAACTTCAAGTGTGCTTATTGTGGGCCACAGTATTCATCCAAATGGGTTGAAGAGATTGAGAAACACGGTGCATACCCTACTAGCTACAATTTTAACGATATAAGCAATATACAGGCAAGAGGAGAGATGCCTTATAAGCATTCCGAAATAAACCCATATGTAGAAGCATTTTGGAAATGGTGGCCTGACTTGTATAAAGATTTACATACATTTAGAATCACAGGAGGAGAGCCTCTATTATCTAAAGATACATTTAAGGTTCTAGAATATATTCAAGACCATCATCATAAGAATCCTAACCTATCTTTATCAATTAATTCTAACCTTGGCGTTCCGGATAACCTTATAGATAGGTTTATTGAGATTGCTAAAGACCTTTGTGAAAATAACAAAGTAAGAGAACTCACCATATTCACTTCAGTAGAAGCTAAAGGAGCACAAGCAGAATATACAAGATATGGATTAGAGTATGATAGGTTCTGGACCAATATAGATAAAATTCTAACAGCTTTACCAAAAGTTACTATTAACATTATGGCAACATTTAATGCACTTTCTGTATTTAGTTACGATGCATTAATAGACAAGACTTTTGAGATGAAAAAGAAACATGCTAATGGACAGAGATACTGGGTATCGGCATTACAGTTGGATACTTCTTACTTAAGATGGCCAACACACCTTTCTGTTAAGATACTAGAACCAGAACATAAAACATTAATTTTGAAGTCTGCAGAAAAAGCCTTATATTATGGTATAAAAGAATTTACAAAAGATAACTACGGATTCTCTAATGTTGAGATTCAAAAAATAAAACGTATATACGACTACGCTACCTCAGAAGACGATTTCGATATAGAAAGAAATAGAAAAGATTTTGTCATATTTGTAGATGAGTTAGACAAAAGAAGAGGTACAAACTTCTCAGAAACATTCCCAGAACTAAAAGAATTTTATGCTAAAATTAAAAACAGGAGAACCGTGGGTATTTTGGCCTAGTAGCATCTGTGATACGTTTCCAGAAAATCCGGCAAACAAAATACTAAGAGGAGATTGTTACTTTGAGTTTGATCTTAGATTCACTTTGACGGAAGAACCGGTAGAAAGAAAAACAATATTTGCAATACTTCCTAAATATACAGGATTAGATATCCATTCAGAAGGAATGGTTTTTGCATATACTACAGAAGAAGAAACAGCATACATTAATCTACCTTCATTAATTAAAGTAGGAGAGGAAGTATTAATAACTGTAGAACACCAACCAAATAAGTACTTAAGAATATTTATTAATAAGGAATTGATTCACGAGATTGATTTAGATAATAAGGTTTTTGGATTAGATAATAGCCCGCATATTATATTCGGTGCAGGTAATTTTCCTAAAAATAACTTCAACCTAAATTATACAAGTTTAGATCTTCATGAATTTATATTAAAAGGAATAACAGGAGTCTTAGCTCATCATAATTTCGAAGAGTTTATATTTGATAAGTCTGTTGATATATCCGGTAACCTAAATTTTATACATAAATTATAATGGGAGTTTTCGCAAAAAAGGACGATGAATCGTTCCAGGAATATAGAGAAAGGGTTATAAATAAACTATCCCAATCTTTTTGTGGCGCTAAATGGTACAATGCTACCATCTGGCTAGGTAATGGTACGACAGCAAGCTGTCATCACCCCCCTGCACATAAAATACCTCTAGAAGAAGTAGCTAAGTCTTATAAGGCAATTCATAACACAACCTATAAGAAAGCTATCCGTAAGCAAATGATGGAAGGTGAAAGACCTAAGGAATGTGAATACTGCTGGAAGATAGAGGACTTAGGTCCTGATAAAGTATCTGATAGAGTTTATAAATCAGTTATCTATACAGACGAAGAATTAAAACAAGCTAGAACAGAATTAGGATATACAGAGGATGTAGACTTAAAGACGTTAGAGATTGCTTTCGATCCTAATTGTAACTTTGGCTGCTCATACTGTAATGCTTCGTTTTCAACTACATGGCAAAACGATATTAAAAAGTTCGGTCCATATCAGAACTTAGTTTCTGATGGAGCAGGAGCATTCCAACATGACGGAAGACATGCAATGCCGTATGGTAGAAAAAACGAAGGTAACCCTTACATAGAAGCTTTTTGGAAATGGTGGGAAGGAGAATTACAATACTCTTTGAGAGAGTTAAGAGTAACAGGAGGTGAACCAACTATGTCTCCAGATTTCTGGAAATTAATGGATTGGTGGAAGCGTAACCCTCAATGTGAAGTACCTTTTGCAGTAAACTCAAACTTAGGACAGAAGAAAGAATTGTTAGATGCTCTTATAGAATCTACTCATAGTTTTAAAGAGTTTAACCTTTATACTTCTTGTGAAGCTACAGGATTACAGGCTGAGTATATTAGATACGGACTTGAGTGGAAGACTTGGTTACAGAATATGTACCGAGTTAACGAAGAGGCAAATGTAAAGTCTGTGAACGTGATGATGACTATAAACGGATTATGTTTATTTTCTATTACAGAGTTTATGGATGAGATGTTAAAGTTAAAAGCAAAGCATGGAGCTCATGCTGCTATTATGTCTTTTAATATTCTACGTTTCCCTTCTTTTCAATCAATCGTAACTTTACCGGTAGATATACGAATGGAGAGAGCAGCTCATATTGAGAAGTGGTTAGAAGCAAACTGGAAAGGAGGTTCTAATGGACTATTAGATATGGAAAGAGATGGTATACTTAGAATGATTGAATATATCAAACAAGTAGATACAGGTCACGCTTTTACTTCATCACTAGAAAGTAGAGAAAGAGACTTTAAATCTTTCTATGCTCAATATGATGTTAGACGAAATAAAGATATTTTAGCTGCATTCCCAGAAATTAAAACATGGTGGGATTCTATACCAGAAACTAAACTAGATGCACTTAAAGAAGTAATAGACGGAGATGATGCTAAGTCAAATAGATACGTGCATGATGTTCTAAAGAAAGCTAAAGAAGAAGGTTGGGTACTAAATCCACAATGGCATAACCCAGGATCACAGGAGTATATAGAACCAGATCATCAACAGCAAGATGATATGATTGATCTAATTGATTTGTTGAAAAAAGAATCTGATAATAATGGACCTGGATTTAAACGTAAATTAATATGAAATTCGCATTCGACAAATATGTAGATTTAGAAGAATATCCAAACCCTTACCCTCTTCCAAATGGAATAGTAGGGGCAGAAGATTTACCTAGAACTTATAATGAACTATCTAAATATAACGTATACGGTTTTCTTTTTAAGAAACATTTAGATTATCAAGAACACCATTTTGGGCACGATACTGTAGACAACCTTATAAATGGTTCTGAGAAGTTTATGTACTCGATTTTACTGAGAGATAAAACTACCTTCCATCAGTTAAGTGATGAGAAGTATTACAAACTCAGTGATAAAATTGTTAAGGCAATACAGCAAAAACAAGGAGCGATATTACTAAGTCATTTATTTGAAGGAGATTTTAAGAAGAGAGATTACAGTGAAGTTGAGGCTATTAACCGGTTTGCATTAAAGTATAATTTTAAAAAAGAGGACATACTAGTACTTTCTAATAACTTAAAATGGAATTATGAAGAACCAGAAAATGCTCTCTTTACAGTACGAACTTGTAATTACTTTCTACTTAACCCGTGGTTTATAAAGGAAGATCTCCTAGACGAAGGTAATGATCAATTCTTTCGAATTGGATTTGAAGATAAAAGAAGATACATAGGAGCATATCCAAAACCTAAAAGGTTTCTTTCTTTAAATAGAAGACCTAGAACTCATAGGATTGTTCTTTTTACAGAGATAGCAAAGAACCCACAACTACGAGATACATCAGTATTAAGTATGGGAAAACGTAGCTTAGACCCTAACCAGGACTTAGATAAAGACCACTGGACTAGAACATATAACAATCCTTGGATGACTTTATATGATGCTTTTGTAGCAGATAATTACAAGCATGATAAAAAAGCAGGGATGGAGTTCCTTAGTAACTACAACAATGAAGAAGATTATTTTGTAGATTCTAATTTAGAGTACAACTTAGCATTCAATTTAAACGAAACACTCCACTTAAATACATTTGTAAACGTATTCACAGAAACTTTGTTTGAAGAAGATACTATCTTTCTATCAGAAAAAATCTTTAAACCTATATACTGCTTACAACCTTTTATAGTATTTGGTAATCCCGGTACTCTAGAAGAGTTACGAAAGTTAGGTTTTAAGACATTTGGAGAATTTTGGGATGAGTCTTATGATCAAGAAATCTCTTTTACAAAGAGGTTGGAAAAAATCATAGATATTATGAAAGATCTAGCTAATAAAACTCACGGAGAGTTATTACAGATGACACGAGAAATGTCTCACATACTTGAACATAACTATGCACATATGATACAAGCTAGTAGGGCAGAAGTATTTACATTAAAACAAACACTAAATGAGCAATTCAGTTAAAGATTATAAAAAATCAGAACATTTCTGCTCTGCACTATGGATGCACCTACATGTAGTAAACGACGGTAGAACATATCCATGTTGTATGACTCCTATAGATAACCAATCTACTCTAGGTAACGTAAACAATAATTCCTTATTTGAAATCATGAATAGCGATAAAGCTAAGTCGATGAGAAAAGGAATGCTAGAAGGTAAACCACTTCCTTCTTCTTGTTCACGTTGTGTAAGTAAAGAGAAGTCCGGAATGGGTAGTATGCGAATCGGAATGAATGATCATTGGTTTGATGAAGTTGAAGACCTAGTTGAAAATACAAACGAAGATGGAAGTATAGATGAGTTGAGATTACTATACTGGGACTTTAGATTTAGTAATTACTGTAACCTAGCATGTAGAACCTGCTCACCTTTATTCAGCACAGCATGGACTAAAGACTTTGTGCAGGTGTTTGGAGACAAGTCTGAACACTTAGGATTGATTAACTTAGATGGAGCTAATACGTTTTGGGATAATATTGAAGAGACTATACATACAGCTAAAGAAATTCACTTTGCAGGAGGAGAACCTTTAATCATGCCTGAACATTGGAAGCTTATTGAAATGCTTGAGGAGAGAAATCTTTACGACGTTAAGTTAAAGTACTCTACTAATGCTACAATGTTAGAGAATAAAGGTAGAAATATAATTGATATTTGGAAAAAATTTAAACATGTACATTTAAGTTTATCTATAGACGGTACAGGAGATCTTTTTGAGTTAGTTAGACACAACGGTAAATGGGCTAAAACAAGAGAGAATTTAATAAAGATAAATGAAGCAGGTATTGACTTTTGGTTACATCCAACGATTAGCCTTCTAAACATATTTAGAATAGATCAGATGCATAAAGAGTTTTTTGATATGGGATTAATACCTATTCATAAAAAACCTCACGAAAAATATCCTTTCGATCCAAGCCATTATTTTACAAGTAGATTTCATATTAACCCTGTCTTCTTCCCTATGTATTATGCGTTAGAGACTCTACCTAAAGAACTGAAAGAATTGGCAACTGAGAAGATAACTAAGTACGGTAGAAGTATGGAAGCTAAATACGGTATTCCTTTTTCTGGATGGGAATCTTTATTAGATATTATGAACAAGAAAGAAGGTAATCCTGAATTTTTTAAACGATTTATAACAGTAACAAAAGACCTAGATAAAGTTAGAAACCAGGACTTCTTAAAACTTAACCCAGAATTCAAGCCCTACTTTTAATGAAAGATATAATTTGGAAAATAGATACAGTAAAGGACTTTTGTGATATAATGAGACGAGAGTATAAAACTATTATGACTTTAGACCCATGGGCTGAAGGTGCATTAAATAGATACACTCAGTTTACTTCTTACGCAGAACAAACCCAAACAATAAAAGCTATTGAAGATAAAAAAACAAAATTAAGATTCGAAGACGTACGGTACTACATAAACGACTATGCCTGTCGAGGAGATTGGAGTATAAATACCCCTCATTCAGATCATTTAAGGGTAGCTGTATTTGGATGTAGTTTTACATTTGGTGTAGGTATAGACGAAGAAGGAACCTGGCATGCTCAAGTAAAGAAACTTCTTAGAACAGATAAACCGATTCAATTAATAAATTTAGGATATCCAGGAGGAAGTATTACTAAGTGTTTAAAAATGTTTAAATACTTAACAGACGTATATACAATTGATATTGCAATCTTCCTTCTACCAACACATTGGCGAGAAGAATACCCAGAACAGAAAAACCAGGTAGGTACGTGGTATTATAATTTAATTCCAAATGTACATCAACATCATATAGAAGAAAAATGGGAGCAGTTTTATACCTACGCTACAGAAGAAACACAGATATATAACGCAGTTCGTTCAGTTTCTCATATAAATGCAATTGCACAATCTAAAAATATAGAAACCTACTTTAGTACATGGGACTATCCTCTGTACTCTTATTTAAAAACAAACTACCTTACAAAAAAACAACTAGTACCGTATTTTGAGTTTATAGAAAATCATAAAAAAATAACAGACGGGTTTGCTAGAGACGGTAATCATCCTGGACCTTTGAGTCATGAACATTTTGCAAATCAAGTTACGGAACACTTAACTACTTTTTCTGAAAAAAGAACAGCAGTAAAATCACCTAAACTAATTTAAACTATTTATATAAAAATATTAAGAAATGAATACTACAAAATACACACTATCCTTTGATGCATCAGTAGATTTAGGATCTGTTCAAAAAACTTTAGAAGAATTACAACCAGGAGAATCTATCATTACATATAATACAGAAGATTCTACTTTTGAAATGTCTGAGATAACCTCTGTAGAAGTTGACCCAGATGTAGATTATGAAAAATACTACCAAGGTATCAAAATAAACTACCTTCCTCAGGTATTAACACTTGACTCTATTATATACGTAAAACAAGAGGAAGATATCTTATTAGGATATTTTACAGACGAAGCACCGGAAGTTGAAGGCGTTAGTCAAGAAAAATTAGTAAAAGTACAAGCTGAAGTTCATAAGATATTTGATGGAGAAAAATGGGTAAATGTAGATACAGTAGGATATATGGCATGCCAAGGCAGAGTAGCACATATTACTGTTGCAAAAAACCACTCTATTTTTACCGGTAATTTAATGATATCAGATTATAAAGCAAAGTAATAAAATGAAAGTAGGTTTTATAGGAATAGGTAAATTAGGAAAAGATGCTGCTGAAGTAATGTCAGAAAAACATTACACTGAAGTATATGATACTGATACAAGTATTGTGACTTCTATGAAGATGGTTGATAGTGTCGAAAAAGTATGTAAAGATAAAGATATAATATTCATAGCAGTACCAACACCTCATGACCCAGATTATGACGGAAGGTACCCTACTTCCCATTTACCAAATAAGGATTTTGATTACTCAATAGTAAAAGAAGTCTTAACTAAAGTTAATAAGCATACAAACTTAAACCAACTTGTAGTACTAATCTCTACAGTACTCCCGGGTACTATTAGAAGAGAGTTTATACCACTAGTTAAAAACTTTAGATTTATATATAATCCCTACCTGATTGCAATGGGGACTGTTAAGTATGATATGGTTAATCCAGAAATGGTAATTATAGGTACCGAAGATGGATCAGAAACAGGAGATGCAAAACTACTTACAGATTTTTATTCTACTTTTATAAATCCGTCTACTAGAATAGAAATAGGAACCTGGGATGAAGCAGAATCAATAAAAATATTTTACAATACGTTTATCTCAACCAAAGTAGCGCTTGTTAATATGATACAAGATGTAGCAGAGAAGAACGGAAATATAGACACAGATATAGTAACAGGAGCATTAGAGAGAAGTACAAAGAGAATATTAGGACCTGCTTACATGAAAGCTGGAATGGGAGACGGTGGCGGCTGTCATCCTAGAGATAATATTGCATTAAGATTTTTAGCGGAAAAGTTGAGATTAGGTTATGACTTATTTGACTCAATTATGAAAGCTAGAGAAAAACAAGCAAAAAATTTAGCAAATAAGTTGGTTCTTTACGCAAAACTTCATAAATTACCAATAATAATATTAGGTAAATCTTATAAACCAGGAGTACACTATGAAGACGGGTCTTCTTCAATACTAGTTGGACATTATGTAGAAGAGCAAGGTTATAAAGTTTTATACGATATTAAAGAACCTATTGAGGGAATATACTTATTAGGTCATTATAAGAAACATCATGATTTTGATTTTCCTAAAGGATCAGTGATAGTAGATCCTTGGAGAGAATATACATCAAAGATAAACAGAGTAATACATTACGGTAATACTAGAAGGTTAAATGGCTAAAGCGGTTATAATATCAGGACTTCTAACCAACTTTTCAGATAACTTTATAAAATTTATAGAAGAGCTAGAAGAAGAAGTCCACACATACGTACATACTTGGAATACTCCTGATAATTTAAGATGGGTTAATAAGTTGATGAGACATCAACATAAGACTAGGATTACAATTAATATGGAAGTTCCGATGTATGAAGAAAAGAAGTACCTAATACTACACTCTACATACCAAGCTGCAAACTTAATAAACAACTTATACGATTATTCTACTATTATTAAATTTAAACCAGATTTAGAGACAGACCGTATAGAATATAATAAGAACGTAGAGCAGTATTTTATAGAAGCTGCTATACATGCACATCCATTATTAGATGGTAGAAAGAAAGAAGAGTTTATTTATGGAAGATACTTATATAAGACGTTAGATGAAAGAATGTTTACTACCTATCCAGAAGGTATAGAGAAGTTATTTAAAAGAAGCTATACCGATTTTTTTGATGATATCTTCGCACTTGATTCCTACCTTAAAAAAAAGTATGTAGAAAACTACGAAGGGAGCATCCTTTGGACTAATTATATAAAAGAAAGAAAGCTAGGAATTATACAAGACCTAACTCTTAAATTACCAAATTGTAAAAACTAAAAAGTTATAAAATGTCACAAGACCAGAAGTTACAACAAGAAGAGATTGATAGTATTAAGATGATACAGTCTCAAAAAATTAAATTAAACGAAGAATTAGCAGCAATTACGTTAGCTGAATTTGAGTTAAAGACTCGTAAACAAGCAGCAGAGAATTTTTATAATTCATTAAAAGAAGCAGAAAAATCTATTGCAGCAGAGTTACAAACTAAATACGGATTTCAAAAAGTTCATCTGAATTTAGAAACAGGAGATATAACGGAAGCTTAAAAATAATAGGTAGGGTGTTTCACCTGAATATACCTATTTATATACGTAGTTAAATTAAATCTTTTGAAAAGGGTTTCGAATTTATTAAGATATTTATTTTAGAACCCAACTAACAAATAATAGAGACATGGCAGAAACATTAATTTCACCAGGTGTATTAACGAGAGAAAATGATATTTCGTTTATCCAACCACAAGCGGCTGCGGTAGGTGCAGCGTTTATTGGTCCAGCAGTAAAAGGCCCGGTAGAGCAACCTATAGTAGTAACTTCTTACGGACAGTATCAAAGATTATTTGGAACCACGATTACATCTGGTTCTAATAGCTATGAATACTTAACATCAATTGCAGTAAAGAGCTACTTTGAACAAGGAGGAAACACAGCATTAGTAACTAGAGTAGTATCTGGTTCTTATACACCTGCTTCTAACACAACCTTAGCTACAGCAGGCGGATCAGTTACTAACCCTTTCCGTTTAGAAACATTAGGAAAAGGAGACATATATAATAACGCAACAGGTTCAAACGCTGGAACAGCTGTAACAAACACAGACGGTTCAATTGCTTTAGGTAAAACAGATAATATCAGATTCGAAATTACAAATGTTAATAGCGATAACGGTACATTCTCATTGTTAGTACGTAGAGGGGACGATAGTGCAAAGAACAAGATTATCTTAGAAACCTTTAATGATTTATCATTAGATCCAAACTCAGAAAATTACATCGAGAGAGTAATCGGTAACCAAACTGTATCTAAAACAGTTGAAGGTTCAGAAGTATTCGTAAGCGTAACTGGAGAGTATGCTAATAAGTCTAACTACATTAGAGTAAGTGCGGTAAATAACCCAACTTTAAACTACTTAGCAAATGACGGTATAACTGTTAATAGTAGCTACGATGATTTACTCCCAACAGCACAGTTAGGTTACTTCTTCGGCGCAACAGGTACTGCATTCCCAGGAGGTAGAAAAGCTAACTTCTTTAAGAATATTACAAACGTAGATACACAAGGTTTAATAGCAACTAACTATGCAGATGCTATCTCAATCTTAAATAATAAAGACGAATACCAATTCAATATTGTAACAGCACCAGGTCTTATTTATGACTTCGGTACTCACAAGACACAATTAGATTCTATCATCTCATTAGTAGAAGGTAGAGGAGATGCAATCGCAGTAATCGACTTAGAGCAATACGGTGCTACAGTATCAAACGTAACAGCAGCAGCAGGAACAGTTAACTCTTCTTATGCAGCTTCTTACTGGCCTTGGTTACAAACTCAATCTGCTACAGGTAAAAACGAATGGGTTCCTGCTTCAACAGTTATCCCAGGTGTTTATGCTTTCACTGATAGTGCAGCTGCTCCTTGGTTCGCTCCAGCAGGTTTAGTTAAAGGAGGTATTCCTAACGTAATTCAGGCAGAACGTAAAGTTAGCCGTGAGCAACGTGATTTATTATACCGTGCTAATGTTAACCCAATTGCTACATTCCCTGGACAAGGTATTGCAGTATATGGTCAGAAAACTTTACAGAAAAAAGCTTCAGCTTTAGATAGAGTAAACGTTCGCCGTTTATTAATCGAATTGAAACGCTTCATCGGAGGTCAGGCTAATAACTTAGTATTCGAACAAAACACAATCGCTACAAGAAACAAATTCTTAGCAATCGTTAACCCTTACTTAGAATCAGTAGTTCAACGTCAAGGTTTATTCGCTTACAGAGTGGTAATGGATGATTCTAACAATACAGCTGATATCGTAGATAGAAATCAGATTATTGGTCAGATCTTTATCCAACCAGCTAAGACTGCAGAATTCGTAGTACTTGACTTCACAATTGAACCAACAGGTGCAACATTTGTAGCATAATTAAAATAATTGATATTTATATAAAACAGATAATAAAATGGCAGTATTAGATTCTAACGAAATTATGTTCAGAGCCTTCGAACCGAAGGTACAGAATAGATTTATCCTATACAGTGACGCTATACCATCATTCATGGTTAAGGCGGTAACTGCACCATCTTTCACAGATGAGGAGATCAAATTAGATCACATCAACTCTTATAGAAAGATTCGTGGAAAAAGAAACTGGGAAAACATGGATATGACATTGTACGATCCAATTAACCCATCAGGCGCTCAAGCAGTAATGGACTGGGCTCGTCAATCATACGAATCAGTAACCGGTAGAGCTGGTTATTCAGATTTCTACAAGAAAGATTTGACTTTGAATCTTTTAGGACCAGTAGGTGATATCGTATCAGAGTGGATCGTTAAAGGAGCATTCATCGTGAACATGGCCCAAGGTTCTTTGGACTGGTCAACTAGCGAAGGTGTTGAATTAACAATCACTGTAGCGATGGACTACTGCGTACTTAACTACTAATCTGCCTGAAATATATAAAAAAAGAGCCCGGAAAGAAATTTTCGGGTTTTTTATTAGACGTAGATATTTTTTGGAAGATATAGAATATTTATATGTATATAAATTAACAAGAAATGGAAAATTTTGATTTAAGAAAATTTTTAGTAGAAAATAAATTAACTACTAACTCAAAACAAGCCAGCGGTGAAGTTAACGAATTCATGGGCTTATTTGGCGGTGGCGCTAAATTTAAAGATGGTGACAAAGTATATATTAGACAAGGAGGTCATGATGGTGCAGAATTCGAAACTACACCTAGAAAGATTAGCTTAAGAGCTTCTAATGGCAAGCCACTTAAGAAAGACGGTAAGACTCAATACTTTGTAACAACCCCAGAACACCAAGGACAGTTCTTTATTTCAGGAGGACTTTACGTAGACGAAAAGAATATAAAACCAGCATAATAAAGCTAGTTAGATTAATAAAAGAGCCCGGAAAAATAATTCCGGGTTTTTTGTTGCTTTCAAAAGTTATTTTTCATATATTTATATGAAATAACGTTATTTAAAATAAAATTTATGGATCAAACACAAAAATTCCCTACAGAAATTGTAGATCTTCCGTCAAAAGGATTGCTTTACCCTGTAGACCATCCACTAGCATCAGGTACCGTAGAAATGAAGTACATGACTGCTAAAGAAGAAGACATTCTCACTAACCAAAGCTTTATCGAAAGAGGAGTTGTAATTGACAAGTTATTACAGTCTTTGATTGTAACCAAGTTTAGCTACGACGATCTTTTAGTAGGAGACAAGAATGCTATCTTAATTGCAGCAAGAATACTAGGCTACGGTAAAGACTATGAATTTACTTACCAAGGGCAAAAAGAAAACGTAGATTTATCTTTGATTGAGAATAAGGCTTTTGATGAAAGTTTATTTGCAGATAGAAAGAATGAGTTTACTTTTGAATTACCATCTACAGGTAACACAATTACATTTAAGTTACTTACTCATGGTGATGAACAAAAAATTCAACAAGAGATTAAAGGTCTTAAAAAGATACAGAAGGATTCATCTCCGGACTTATCAACTAGGTTGAAACATATGATACTTTCAGTTAATGGTGCTACAGATACTAAGAGCATTAGAGACTTCGTAGATAATCATTTCTTAGCAAGAGATTCACGTGCATTTAGAAAATTTATTTCTGAGTTTCAACCAGATGTAGACTTAAAGTTCTACCCAGAAAACGGACCAGCAGGAGGGGTTGATATTCCAATTGGGGTCAGCTTTCTTTGGCCTGACGCCAACGTATAGAGCATCTATATTTAATCAGATACATGAAATAGTATTTCACGGAAAAGGTGGATATGATCATGATACTGTTTATGCAATGCCTGTATGGCTACGTAATTTTACCTTTCAGAAACTGAATGAATATTACGAAAAAGAAAAAGAAGCGATGGATAAAGCTAAGAGTAAATCACCTAGCAAATCAGCTCCAAGAGGACCTTCAGTAAGGAAACCTTCTTATAGTACTAAGGCTCGCCCATAAAGCGAGCTTTACCTATTTATATGATATAAGTACACTTAAAAAATGGGCGCAAACGACAATAGCCAGTTAGAAGAAGCAAGAAGGCTCTTACAGGAGATCAATACCTTAAGAGCTAGACTTAATCAGCAACCGTTAACATTAACGCCGGCTGATGCTGTGCAAAATATGCAAAGTTTGCGCAACGAACTGAGAGGTATACAATCACAATTCGGTGAAGTTGATAATACTGCAACAAGTTTGTATGACAGAGTAAGAGCAATTTCTGCTGAATTTAAAAATCAACCTGGAGCTTTACAGAAGATTAGAGGTTCTATGAGGAAAATTACCTCTATTGCGGAAGAACTTAAACTAGAAGAACAGGGTATTAGAGATTTATCTGTAAAGCAATTAGATGACTTATCTCAAAAATTAAAAGAAAATAAAAAGATATTAGATGATGAATCTCAGAGACTACTTAATGGAGAGGATTTATCAGACGCCGCACAAAGAGAAGTACAAGCGTTAAAAGATTTAATACAAGAACAAGGTGGTATTACTAATATGACCGGCCAACAAGTTGATGCCGCATTAGAATTAGTAAATACAATGGGTAGTTTGTCTGCAGAACAAAAAGCAGTTTTATCAAACTACATAGATCAGGGTAATGCAATTGGAGAAATTGAAAACCAGATTGAAGCCGTAAAACAACGACAAAAAGAAGTTAATTCCCTAATGGGCGTTGGAGGAGC